GTTCCGACCGTGGACTCTGAGTTTCTCGTGTCGTCCTACTCAGACGCCAGGACGGTGACCTTCCCGACGGCGTACTCAGAGGAGTACCTCAACGCCTTGCGGACAGCCTTGATGATCCTGTTCCTGACCCGCCCGGACCTGGTTCCCCTCGATCAGTTGGACAGCACGCTGACAGCGGACACGAAGAAGGCCATCGAGCAGGGCACACAGATCATCAGTGGGGTGGTCAAGAACCGGCGTGGGTTGGAGAAACTCCAACATCTCAACGGGTTGCTGTACCCTGAGTACCGCAAGAAGGTCGAGGAGAAGGACCTCTCCCCGTTGGATTTCCGCACGGACCTGCTCCAGCAGATCGACCGGGCGGCTCAGGACATCTACTCCAAGACCGGGCCGATGCCCGAAGCTGAGAAGGCCATCGTGGAGGCCACAGAGAACCTCCGCACCGTCACATGGGCAGACATCTTCAAAGAGGTCCACCCCGAGTTGGCCCCGGGCATTCCTCAGTTGACCGGCCTCTTGCGCCCCCTGGAGTCCTTGCAAGACAACAACAGGAACACGGGGCTGGCGATCAACCCGTACAGCATGGACATCAACGAGGAGATCGTCGGGGACCTGTTCACGCCGACGCTGAAGTTCGAGAGTCCGCCGACCATCTTCTACGACCGGGACCCCGACATGCTGGTAGCTACCCTCGGCGTGGGGGACACCTCATTCAAGCTCCCCATGGCCGTTGAGGCTGATGATGTGGAGGAGTTCCTTGCGACCGTGTCCCGCTCCGTGCTGGGTGCGTATGAGAAGAGCGTCCAGGAGGACGGTTCCATCCTGGTCGACCCCAAGTTCGGCCCCTACCTGTCACGGATCGGTGGGTTTGAGAGCGTGGAGGGGTCCGCTGACGTGTCCCCCGTGTTCGTGGTCAACCGCCATGTGCTTGAGGACTATGACAATCTGGAGGTGGCGACCCGGCCTTTCGGCATCTGCTACGTGCGGGGGCTCCTGGCCAAGTACCAGGGAGGGATTCTGTACCAGGAGGCCGCCATGGCCCTTGGGGTTGCAGCGTCCGCTATTCGCCGGTCGCCGGAGGACGGGGAATGGATCGCAATCCGGTTCCTGGACCAGTACCCGGCCATCGAAGAGTTCCTGACCGTGTTCCAGAACTGGATCGAGGCCATCGCCAAGTCGCTGAAGTCCGTGCTGGACACGTTGCTCAAGTACATCGAGTTCATCGAGGCCCGGATCATCGAGCTTCAGCAACTGATCAAGCGGATCAACGCCATCATCCAGGCTCTGCTGGGCTACTCCTTCAAGATCCCGAAGTGTTCGGCCCTGGCGCTGGTGTCCGACGGGACGGGAGGGGTCCTTTCGGAACTCGTGTCGGCGAAGAATAAGCCCTCAGACGGTCCCCTGGCTTACGGTGCGGGCTTGGCTGTGGTGATCCCGTATGGACCCGCCATCGCCATGGATATGATTCGGATGCTCCTGGATACAGAGGAGGGTGAGCCCGGGGAGGGCGAGACCATGTCCAGCCAGGACAGCTTGCCCGCTCCGATCTTCAGTGTGGACGCCATCCCCGAGAACGTTCCGATCCCGCCGACGGAACCCCCTGATGTGTTGTAGGAGGTAGGCATGGCGTCTTTTGCCAAGATGGGGGTGTGGCCGGTTGGCTACTTCCGTTCCTACTCAAGCTGGTTGCTTAGGAACCGCCGTGAGGTGGCTGCCAGAATCGCAACCATCAACGCCGAGGTGATCCGTATCGGCATGGTGACCGTGTCCTACCAGACGGAGAAGGACGCAGAGGGCAATATCCGGGCGACCGAGGACCGTGCAGGGTTCACTGTGACCAAGAACTCCTCCTTGGAGCGCCTCATCCGGGCCTACGTGGCACAGGGCGGCAACCCGACGGACATCTCCCCGTTCCTGCACCCGGACGCCACGGAAGTGATCGAAGAGAAAGAGGACGGCACGTTCATCGTGTCCGAGAAGTACCCCTACGGCGGCATCATCGCCCCCAGGTCCGTTGACACCAATGACCCCGTCCCCAAGCAGGGGGAGCGCACGGGGTACGAACAGGGCTCCGGCGGTATGCCCCGGCACAGTGGTTACGCCCCGGCCCGACAGGGTGGCCGGATCGACCGTGGAGCCTACGATTCCAACACGATTGTCCGGTACATGCACCAGATGAGAGCCTGGGCCAACCAGACCATCAAGGAGCGGGTGCAGGACATTGAGTGGCGGATCATCAAGCTCTGTGACCTTCGGGAACAGTTGGAGCGGGAACGGGATGACGTGTTGATGCAGGCGTTCGGCGGGGCGCTCATCGGGCTGTCCACGTTCGATGAGGACAGGTTTACGCCCTCCTTCAGAGTGCAGAGCATGGTGCAGGACATGTACGAGGTGCTCTATGAAAAGGACGCCGACGGATTCGTGTCAAACTTTAAGGCACGGCAGGACCTGTCCTTCCTACGGTTCACGTTCGAGGATACGGGGTCCGAGACCATGCGTGACTCGAAGGGGTGAGCCGGTGTCCTGCCTATACCATGCCCTCAATGAGACCCGTGGGGTAACGCATGAGTCGTGACGTACAACTGGCATGGCACTGTCCGCACTTGACCCTAGAGGAAAACGTAGCTCTAGGCACAGACCGGGTGTCTCTTCCGACGAAACAGCCCGTCGGCGGAGCCGGAACAGTGCGGATCGTGGCCAACGACGAACTGGTCATCCCGCAGAGCGGCCTGTACGTGTCGGCCCAGTTATTCAGTTCCGAGTCCGGCCCCTACGACCTGACGGCCAACGAGGACACCCTCACGGTAGAGACGCCTCGGGGCAGCGAGTCAGTCGGCTTCGGTACGTCCAACGTACAGCGGCTGACCGCCGACCAGGTTGTTCAGTACCTGTTGCGCCAGCAGTTTACCGTGGCCCTCCCTGAGAGCATCAACGGGCACCTCGTGTTCACGGACACCTCCAGGGTTGGGATCGACTCCTTCGTCAAGGTGACGGGCACGGCGGCCAAAAGCCTCGGGTTCGGCACGCCCTCCAAGGTGGGAAACTGCGCCGGGACAGGTACGGCGTGGCGGGCGTCAGGACGGAGGCTATACCCTGGCTGGACGCTCCAGGTGCGCCCGGACACGATCACGAACAGGTATCCCATATTCAACGAGCCGGTACGGACGAACCCGACCTTTGCGGTGTCCTACACGGTCCCACCACAGCGTTGTCTACGCTGTGGGGCGTCCTACGTTGAGAACGATTACAGGTACGACCTGGCAGGGCAGACGCTCATGATTGAGAATGAGTCCCTCCTGTACCAGGCCGTCATGAAGATCCTGCTGACGGACAGGGGCTCCAACCCCTATTTCCCTTGGTACGGGTCGCAGATTAGTTCCCGAATTGGGAGCAAGGCGCTAGGCGGAGTGGCGTCCCTTTTGAATGAGGACGTGAGGCGGGCCCTGGCACGCTATCAGACGCTCCAAGAGTCACAGAGCAAGTACCAGTCGGTGACGTTCAAGGAGCGGCTCTACGCCGTCCTGGGCGTCCGTGTGGCCCCGCACGAGCAGGACCCCACGACGTTCCTGTTGGATGTGACCGTCCAGAACGCTGCTGCGGAGCCCATCAACCTTCCCATCGTGTTCACGGTGCCGGGGGTGGTGGCGACAATGGGGTCCAACGGGCTGATGCTAGGGCAACAAGCCGCCGGGTTGGCCGAGAAGGACGTGGTTAACATCCCGAACTCGGCTGTGGCCCAGATTAACGGGGGCAGATAATGGCGACACCCAAGTTCTTGGGCCCGGATGGGGTGCTGCGTGAGGAGTTCATCTTCACGACAGACATTTCCTCCCGGTTCTTCACAGGCACGATGGACGCCCTCACGGTGGACATGCAGGTCTCCGTGCGAGGGGCCGCCTTTACCTCTGACCCGGACATGATCCTGTTCGAGGGGACCTCGTTCACCGTCCCGAACCCGTCGGCGTACCCCAACGGCTTGAACCTGTTGCCCGGTAGCAACACCGTGCTCGTTCGCTCCATCCTCTCCAGCGGGTCGACAACGAACCCGGCGTCGGCGGAGGCCATTCTGTCCCTCGACCGGGACGTACAGGCCCTGGTCATCGCACCCTCGGGCATCTACGTGGAACGGGGCGACCGCATCATCACCGTTCATGTGGACGGCATCGACGACAGCAACGTCGTGGGCTATCACTTCTACGCCTCTGTGTCTCCTGGCGGTGGAACGACCGGCTACTACCGGCTCAACACCGAGATGGTCTCGACCGGGGACATCGTAGAGGACACCAGCACCCTCGGCGAACTGACCGTCGATTCCACGGTGGCGACCAACCTGGATGGGTCCGCAGCAGCCGACCCGCTTTACTTCCGGGTGCAGGGCACGCAGGTCGACAAGTTCAACGCTCCTATCGAGGCGGACTACAACGAGGTCATCGGCATCCCTGAGACGGTGAGTCGGTTCAAGACCACCCTCCAGGTGGACGCCATCAGCCAGATCACCCGGTATTCGTTCACGCACGACAGGCGCTCTACGTCTACGTCCTCGCAGAACCCGGCCATCCCGAACTCGGAGTTCCTGGCCATCCCGGAGACGGATCCCCTGTACTACGTTGTCACAGCGGTCTACCTGATCAATGGGGCGGAGTACGAGTCCGTTTTCAGCCCCGAGGTGGCGGCAGACCCGATCATCGTGACCCCGGCGATCACGCAGCTTCCCGTAGTCACACACCAGCAGATCGTGCAGGACACGGTGCTCTCCATCTACAGGACGCAGCCCGAGTTGGACGTGAAGCCGGGAACAGTCCTGCGGGACACCTTCATCGAGCCCTTCGCCACGGAGGCCGAGCGGATCCGGTTCATCATCGGGTTCTTGCAGGCGGCCCAGTCGTTCGCCACCTTGCTGGCCATTGACGACCCCGGTAACACGGGAGACCCCATCCCGGTCACGCAGTCGGCCTACAAGCTGGCGTTGAAGCAGTCGTTCTACTTGCGGACGGACATCGACGTCCAGAACATGATCAATAACGCCTTCGACCAGTTGGCGTCCCGCAGGGGCGTTATCCGGCACACAGGGTCCAGGGCACGGGGAGAGTTGGCGTGTTTCACGACAGCCCGCCCCAACACGACCCGTACTGTTGTCATCGGACAGAAGGCTCAGGGCGGGTCAGCGAGCTTCAGGGCTACCTCTTCGGGTGAGATCACCCCGTCCGGTGCGGGGTCCTCTTACGACCCCGCCACGGGCCGGTATTCGATCACCGTGTTCATCCAGGCGGAGCAGCCCGGAACCGCAGGGAACCTGGCGGCGGGTCAGATCAACACCATGGTGGACGGCCCTCCTGGTGTGCTTTGCGCCAACAGCGCCGCCACGTTCGGTGGCCGGGACGAAGAGTCGAACCGGGAGCTTGCAGTCCGGGCCGACGGCCTCCTGTCCTCTGTGGATTCGGGTCGGTACCGCGGTTACACGCAGATCGCCATCGACACGCCGGGGGTCCTCCAGGTCAACGTCGTAGACGCCGGACACCCGCTCATGCAGCGGGACTGGGACACGGACCTCCAGCGGCACACGGGCGGCAAAGTGGACGTCTGGGTCCGGGGGCAGAACCTGGCCACGGTGACCGACAGCTTCGCCTTCAGCTTTGAGATCGTGCAGGCGGCTGACAGGTACGGCCAGTTTGAGCCCGTGGGGAACATCCAGAACCTCAAGTTCCGGGCGGTCAACCCGAGCCTGACGACCGACAACCCCCTCATCGAGATGCTGGACAAGCCCACCTGGGATTTCCAGTTCACGGACGAGACGACGGGCCGGGTGTTCGACCTTACGGACGTGACGATCATCCCGCCGGACGGCATCCAACTGTCCTCCGCCTACAATGACCCGGCCAACGTCAGCGTCACGGACGTGTTCCGTGGGGCCTACCGCTATCGCACGAGCGACCGCTACGTGTTCCCCCGTCAGCCGGTGAGCGACGTTCTGTCCTTGCAGGGGGGCGTGACGGGGGTTGTGTCCTCTACAGCGTACAAGCTCTACCCGGGCGGCTACCCGTTGGGCTTGGGCCGATCCACAGAGGCCGGGGACTACCTGAAGGTCATCGACCCCATCACAGGGGCGACGGACCTGACTGTTCCCTCCGGGGATCCTATCGAGGTGACCGGGGAGTCCCACGTTGTGTTGGAGGGCACCGAGTACCTCAACAACCTGGGCATCAACCCGCTGACGGTGGCGATCTACACGGTCGACAGGGTGACGGAGTTCACGAGTCCCTTGGACCCCAACGGGGATCCCGACTACACGTTCGTCCCGGAGTCTGGAGACAACCCTCTCGGGTTCCGCTTGACCCCCAACTCCCGGATCGCCTCGGGCGATACCGTTGTCGTGGACTACAGCCACGACGAGAACTTCGTTGTGACCTACCGCACCAACTCCATCGTGTCCGTTGTGCAGGGTGAGGTGGACGACGAGCGCCACATCACGGCGGACGTTGTGACCAAGGAGGCGATCCCGGTCGGCGTAGACATCGCAGCGACCATCGTAATGACGAAGGGCAGCGTCCAGAGCACGGTCGACGGCCTGGTCAGGACCGCCTTGGGCCGCCTCTTCGGGGCCTTGTCCTTGGGCCAGCCCGTCCGCATGTCCGACGTGATCAACGTCATCGACGCCGTGAACGGTGTGTCCTACGTCAACCTCCCGCTCATTGAGGTGGCCAAGACTGATGGCTCCCTGGTTGTTCGGGAGGAGATCCCGACGGCGGACGCCGCCAACTGGACGAAGATCGAGGGCTGGTCGAGCGACGTCAGGTCGGTCTACATCCTGGAGACCCCGCTGGAGTCCGGCACGATGAACTCAGGCGGAGAGAGCAACGACGTGAAGGGCGTGTTCGGGAGCGATGACCCGTTCACCCTGTACGAGACGGCCCCCAACTACAACGGCATCCCGGTCAAGAACGCCGACTACGGGGCCTACATCATCGGCAACGATGGCGTGGACATCCCCGGATATACAGGGGAAACGTCCCGACGCATCCTGGTGTGCCTCCCGGCCAGCGAGGACCCCTCGTCCCGTGAGTACACGGTGACGTACACGGTCTACTCGGACAGCGGGGTCCAGAACATCGAGCCCGGGCCGACGGAGTACCTTGTCCTCGGCGACCTGGAGTTCGCCTACGACGAGGACATGGACTACAAGGCACGAGTAACGGGGGCTGACTGATGGCGGACAAGCCTGCTGACAAGAACGTCGTCCCGGGCCTGCTACCGCAGAACCCGGCCCCGTTTGGGGAAGACAGCCAGCCCCGTAAGACA